GTCATTTGCTATGGGTGCAGTAGCTGCTGGTGGTATGGCATCAGTTATGGGTGGACTTGCAGTTGTAGGTTCAATGGCAATTATGATGGGAGCAATGTATGGCTTGGGACAACTTTTTCAACCAAATCAACCAAAGATTAAAGACCCTAGTGCAGCCAGTGGGGGAGATAGAGGTAGTTTCCTTTACAACTCTCCTCCAAATGTTACTGAGCAAGGGCATCCTATTCCTATAGTTTATGGAATAGTAAGAACGGGTGGTACTGTGATTTCTGCAGAACTTTCAACAGCAAAATATATCTACAAAAAGAAAAAATGGACTCCAGCATGAAATTAATCAATGAAAATATTAAAGGTGAAGGTAAAGGTGGTGGGTCTGCTCCAGTTGAAGGACCAGATACTTTAAGAGCAAGACAAACAGCAAAGTCTTTAGTTGCTATATGTGAAGGACCTATTGAAGGTGTACAAAATATCTATTTTAATGATACAGATATTGACCAATTTGCTGATTGTGGTTATGATACAAGAAATGGTGATTCCTCTCAAACAGTAATTCCATTATTTTCTAACATATCTTCAACTGTAACAGTAGGACTTGAATTAATAGGACCAGGTGGTATACTTTATGGTTATATTACTTCAGCAACTACTAGTTCTTTAACACTTCAGCATTCAATTACTCTACCAAGTGGTAAGAATACAATTAGTGTTAAATTACCTAATGGAAAAACTGAAACAAAAACTATTTTAACAGGTGCTGGAACTTATACTACAATTTCAGTAAGTCCATTTTCAGTTGCACCTGCTGCAAATTCAGCTTATAGTATTAAATTATCAACATCAACTACTCACCCAGTTGCACAAGACGTGTCAAGTTTAACTGTTGATGAGATATATGTTAACTTGCAATTAGATTCACTTGTAGCAATTGATGAAAATGGAAATGCAAATGGATATACTGTTAATTTTGATGTAGAAACTCGTAATTCACCAACTGATGTTTGGGAATATTTAACTACATGGACAATTAAAGGAAAGTCTACAAAACCATATTCACAAGGATTTTCTGTTACTCGCCCTACAGCAGCAACTGGTAAAATTTGGGGTATTAGAATTACTCGTATTACAAAACCTGATTCAACTGCAAGAATAAATTCTAATTCAAGATGGGTGAATACAAATGAAATTATTCATAAGACTTTAACTTATGATAATACTGCATTATGTGGAATTTATGCAGATGCACAATCAACAGGTGGTAGTATTCCTCGTGTTTCATTATTAGTTAAAGGACTTAAAATTAAAGTTCCTAGCAATTATAATGCAACAACTAGAGTTTATACTGGAAGTTTTAATGGTTCATTAACTACAGGTGTTTATTATACTGATAATCCAGCATATTGCCTATTAGATTTATTAACTAATGACAGATATGGTATGGGTATTCCTCTTTCAAAAATAGACATTTATTCATTTTATAATGCAGGTGTTTATTGTGACCAAACAGTTTCATATGTAAATGAATCAGGAAATACAATTAATGAACCTCGATTTACTTTTAATAATATATTACAAACTTATGAAGATGCCTATACTCTAGTACAAGCAGTTGCCTCTTGTATGAGAGGTTTTGTTATTGAATTAGGTGGACTATTAACTTTAGTTCAAGATAGAGTTGGAAGTGCTACTCAAGCATTTACAAATGCGAATGTAATTGATGGAGTTTTTGAATATAATAGTAATGAGTTATCTGAAAGATTTACAACAGTATCTGTAACTTATAATGAGCCTACTGACAGATATCTGCAAAAAGTAATTACAGTTCCTCATACAACTGACCATACTTATGATACTGAAATTGCAAAATATCCATATAACTCTGCTGAAATTGCTGCTGTAGGTTGTACTTCTGCTGGACAAGCCTATAGATTAGGAAAATATTATCTTGATAATTCATTAATGACTGGTGAAAATATTCAATTTAAAACTTCCATTCAGCATGCATTTATTCAACCTGGTGAAATTATATTAGTTGCAGATTCCCATTACAGTGGTGAAAATCTAGGTGGAAGAATTATATCAGCAACTACAACTTCTATTACTTTAGATAGAAGTATTACTTTTTCAGGTGGCGTGAATACAATAACTGCTTATTTAAGTGATGGTACAATTGAAACAAAAATAATTTCACAAAATCTTGGTACTTATACAACAATTACAGTTCCTGCATTTTCTTCTGCACCTGTTGCAAATTCATCATATATTATTAACCTATCTACTTCATCACGACCACCAAGGGCATTTAGAGTTAGTAAAGTAACTTTAATGACTGGTGAAGAAGGAAATTTATTAGAAATATCAGGTTCTTTATATGACTCAACAAAATATACACGTGTTGATTCTTCAGTTACAATGCCTCTCAAACAATTTTCAGACATTGTACAATATCAAGTTCCCAAACCAACTAATATTACTAGAAAGTTTATTCAAGTTGTAGATTCAGTTAATAATATTTCGAGAAATGATATTTTTATTGATTGGGACCCAGGTGATAATGGAATTTATTCATATAAAATTAAATGGTCATATGAAGGAAGTGACTTTGAAGAAGTAAATGATATATCTGCAACTAATTTTACAATTAAAGATTGTGCTGAAGGTTATTATGAAATTTGGTTATATGCCCAAAATGTTCATGGTGCACTTTCAGAAGGTGTATTAGTTGAACTTACTTATGGTTCTTCAAATATTGAAACTAGTCCATTACCATTAGAAGATTTAAATACTTTATTAAGTCCAGTTACTAATTTCTATGTTAAGGGAACAAGTGGAACTACATTTTCTGATTTAGATTTATATTTAACTTGGACTGACCCAAATACTATTCTTGGAACTGATCAAGCAATTACTGCTCGTTATGTTATAGAAGTATGGAACTCAACACTCACAGCAGTACTTAATTCTTATTATGTAGTATCTACTCTCAAAGAGTTCACATATACTTATTCAATGAATCAGAAAGATTATGGAACTGCAAGTAGAAATGTTTATTTAAAAATATATGCCGAAGATACTCAACAAAAAAGAACAACTGCAGTTTCTAAAACTTTTAATAACCCAGTTCCAGCAGCAGTTAGTTGGACTATTCAACCTGATTTTGGTGGAGTTTATATTAAAATCACACCACCTAATGGTGAAACTGATATTAAAGAATATTTAATTTATAGAAGTACTTTATCAAATTTTACAAAAAATGATACTACTTTAATATATGCTGGACCAGATACTTATATTAATATTAAAGCAGATTCTAATGTTACTTATTATTATGCTGTAGCTGCTGCTGATACTTTTGGTAGAGTTGGTATTAATATTTCAGGTGAACAGGCAAGTATGGCTGCTGCTCTTGAGCCAGATACTTTCACTTATACTGGATTAACATTCAAACCAAATGACCCAAGTACAAACTCTGTTTCATGGACTCAATTTACTGTCTATAAAAATGGAAATAATGCAGTAACTGTTTCAGCAGGAAGTGCTGCTTGGACAACTGGAACTTTATACCTCTATTATATTCCTGGAAATACTACTTTACAAACTAATACTTCATTACTTACTGCTATTTCAGCAGGTGGTAGAGTACTTGCAACTTATAAAGGTGGTACAGACCTTGCAAATGACAGTGGTAGAGCATTTACTTCTGGAGATATGATTCTTGCAGGTACAGTTGGTGCAAATGCCTTAGTAACTAATACAGCAATTATTACTGCAAGTGCCCAAATTGGTGCAGATATTAAATCATCAAATTATCAATCAACTTCACCACGAGATGGTTGGATTATTAAGCAAGACGGAACTGCACAATTTGAAGGCATTGCAATCTATAATGGAGATACTTTAGTTCTAGGTGCAGGCAATTATACTGGAACAATCAACAATGTTGCCTCAACTACTATCACAACTGCAGTTACAAATTTTAATGCGAGTAATGATAGAAATAGCACAGCAATAGTTACCCCTACAATTGCATCAGATGGAACTTCTGTTGATCATACTATTACAACTTCTGGTGATGCCGATATTAGTTTTGAATGGGCATGGGCTGGCAATGAAGGTGATATTGATGGTTTTAGAATATATGTCTACCAATCTACTTCTTCAACCTCATATACTTTTGGAACTACTCCTGCTAATGAAGTTGTTTTTGAAGGACCTGCTAGCAAACGTGCCTTTATTTTATACAATGTTTCAGCAGATAGATATTACACTTTTGGTATTCAAGCATATAGATGCGTAGATAAAGATATAAATGCAACTGGTGTAATTACTTCAAGTATAGTCAAACCAAGTCTTGCAGCAGAAAATCCATATAGACCTGCTACAAGTGTTGCATTTGCTGGAGATGTAACAGGTACTGTATCAGGTACAGCAGCATCTACTGTTGTTAGTACTGCAAATACTGCTTTATCAACAGCTAATACAGCAAATAGTACAGCTAATACAGCAAATAGTACAGCTAATACAGCAAATAGTACAGCTAATACAGCAAATAGTACAGCTAATAGTGCCTTAACTGCAGCAAATAGTAAGAATAAAACATTTTATTCTACTACTACACCAACTGGAATGTTAACAGGTGATATTTGGTATGATCAGACTAATTTATTATTAAAAAGATATAATGGATCAACATGGGATACAATTGGTGTATTAAATAATAATTCTTCAGGAAGTGGTACACCTACTGGAGGTATTGATGGTGATAGTTATTTTGATACAAGTACTAATTTAATGTGGTACAAACAAGGTGGAGTATGGAAGAAAGTAATTCCTCAACTTACTAGTTCAAATGTAACTACATTTATTGCGTCTGCTGCAATAGGTGATGCTCAAGTTGCAAATCTTAGTGTTGGAAAATTAACTACTGGAACTTTAAGTTCCTCTACTAATATTACTGTAGGAACAAGTACTGATGGCTTATTTCTAGATGGGTCAAATAGATTTATGACAGCAGTTTCTGGTGGATCAAATAGAACAAAATTTGGTAATCTTGGTTCAACTTATGGTATTGCTGGCTGGAAAGCTGGTGTTACAAGCCCAATTTTCCAATTAGATCAAAATGGTCTACAGGCAAAAATACAACAAGCATCACTTGAATTATTTGGTGGTTCTTATCATATGCCAGTAGTTGCTGATGGTTGGTATGAATTTGCTGGAAATGGAACAACACAGACAGCTACAGTTCAAATACCTGTAATTACTAATGGTTGTTTTAGACTTGCATTTCATATAACTGGATATTATGAAAATGCTGGTATGACAGCATCAGCTGCTTGTATGCGTTATGGCATGAATGGAGTTTATTTTAATGATGCATTATTTAAACAACGTGATATGGGTACTACTTGGATAAGTAGTGACTATGCAGATTCAAGTGGAAGTACAACAGCCTTCACAACTGATAGAATTGATGTTATATGGGATGCAACATTTGAAGTATTAAAACTTCAATTTAAATCAAGAGTAAGTGCCCCAGTAGGTAGTACAAGTTCTTTTTCATATATTGTATGGGCTGTTGATAATTATTCTTATCCAAACACTGAATATTAATGGAGATATAAATGATATACGCTTTTTATACAAAGGACTCAGAAAAAAAACAAATAATTGAAGATTATTTTGCTACTAATTATTCTACAACTATTTTAGAAACAGAAGATATTGATTGGGGCAGAGGTTCCAATCAATCAAAATATTATACCTTCTATTCAATCGACCCAATAATTAATTTAAGTCAATCAAAATTAGATTTACGTATTCCAATTATTAAATTAAATGGTAATAGTTTTTATACAGAAGAAGTATATGTACCTAAATTAGAAGATTATACTGGATATATTCAAAATACTTTAGAAAATAAAGCAAAAGAATACAAATATGACAATATTATTAGTGCTTGTTCATATATAAATAGTTCTAATACACAATTTAAAAATGAATCTATTGCTTTTAATGCGTGGAGAGATTATTTATGGGGACCTGTTTTAGATCAACTAAAATTAGATTTAGCTAATGGTAATCCTCCAGATGTAGAGCAATTTATAGCAAATCTACCAACATTTGAATCATATCTAAATATTTAAAAAGGAATAAATATGTCTATAATAAATGATTTAACACCTGCAATTGTAGATGTTACTATACCACAAGGAAGTTATACAACAGAATTTTTTCAATTATATTCTGATGAATTACAAACTATTCCTTTAGATTTATCTGGATTTACAGCGGAATCTATGATTAGATTAACTTATGATTCATCAACACCAATTTTAACTCTTTCTACAGAAAATGGAAAATTAATGTTAGGTGCAAAAGTAGTTGGAGATAAGATTGAATATGATTCACCAATTAATGGTGGAATTGCCTTAATATATGATGATGTTACTACTGCTGCTGTAAGATTTAAAGGTGATGTTTGGGAAGGTGTTAGAGACGTTGAATTAGAGGATGGTATGGGTGTTAGAAAGAGAATATTAATGGGTAACTTTACATTAAGTAGAGAAGTGACTCGTTAAGATAAATAGATATTTTAAACAACTTATATAAGGAATAACAATGAGTTCAGCAAGTAATTATACAGAAAATAAATTATTAGACCACAGTTTAGCTGTAGCCTCTTATACAGCTCCAGCAACTGTTTATGTAGCACTTTTTAATAATGTCAGCACTAGTATGGCAGCAAATTTAGAAGCAAATATCAAAACTGATGAAATTGCTCAAGCAAGTTATGCTCGTAAGGCAGTAACTTTTGGTGCAGCAACTGGTGGCACAAGTGCAAATAGTGCAGACGTAACTTTTGATGTTGCTGCACAATTATGGGGCCCAATTGAAGGTATTGCAATTATGGACCAATCAACTGGTGGAAACGTACTTTATTGGGGTACTCCTGCTACTATTAAGTCAATTGATATTGGTGATATTTACCAGATTAAAACAGGTAATCTTCAAGTTTCTTTATCTTAAAAGTGATTAAGTAAATTAAGGGCCTTAGGGCCCTTTTTTTATGAGAAAAATAAATATCAATAAATAATTATTTCACAAGGAAAAAGATATGACAACAATAGTCACACGTCAAGGGAAAGGTTCCCCATTAACTTGGGTTGAAGCCGATGCTAATTTCACTAATCTTAACTCTGCAAAACTGGAATCTCTATCACAAGATTTAAATCCCTCATTAGGTGGAAATCTTGAAGTAGGAAGTCATACAATTCACTCAGCAACTGGAAATGTTGTAGTTGATGATACACTTTCAGCATACGCCTTACAAATTGATATTGCCCAAACTATTGCCCCTGCTGTAGGACAATTATCATGGGATGCAGCAAATGGTACTCTTCAATTAGGACTTTTAGGTGGTAATGTAAATTTACAAATTGGGCAAGAGTCAGTCATGTATGTCTATAATGCCTCTGGCTCTACATTAGTTGATGGAGAAATTGTCTATGTAACTGGAGCCCAAGGAAATACATTATCTGTTACAAGAGCAACTGCTGCCACTGAAGTAGGAAGTTCTGTAACTATTGGTATGGTTACTGAGCCAATTGCTGCTGGTGGAAGTGGTTTCATAACTACAAATGGATTAGTCAATGGACTTAATACTTCAGGACTTACTGAAGGTACAGCAGTTTGGTTATCTACAACACCTGGGGCATATACAGTTTCAAAACCTACAGCCCCTAATCAAGGAGTTCTAGTTGGATATGTAGTAAGAGCTCATGCAACTGTAGGTTCAATATTTGTTCATATTCAAAATGGATATGAGATCGATGAATTACATAATGTTTTAGTTACAAGTGTTGCAAATGGTGACGTTCTTAAATATGACTCAACTACTGGAGTATGGAAGAATATTCCTCAAACTTCTTTACAAACTACTTTAGTACAAACACCAACTTATGCAGCAAATACTACTATTAATTGGGCATCAGGAAATATTGCAAGAATTACTCTTACTGGAAATATTGCAATTACAAATAGTGGTGCTTATGATGGACAAAAGTTACTACTTGAATTAAAACAAGATGGAGTTGGTGGAAGAACTGTTTCATTTACAAGTGAAACGCGCTTTGGAACTGACATTACTTCAATTACATTATCAAGCACAGCAAACAAAATAGATAAAATTGGTCTCATATATAATGCAACTGATTTAAAATATGATGTAATTGCATTTGTAAAAGGATTTTAACCTATGGCGATTCGATATGTAGACCTACTCAATGGAAATGATGCAAATGATGGTACAACTTTTGCACTTAGAAAGAAAACATTTAGCTCAGCTTCTACTGGTTTAACAGCAGGTGATACAATTAGAGTTATGAAGAGTCCTGATGCAACTTCTTTAGGGAATTGCACTTGGTCTTCAACTTCAAAAAATATAACACTTGCTGCCCCAGTTACAGCAAATATTTGTACTTGTGAAACAGCCTGGACTGCAAGTACTAACGTAACATGTACTACAGCAACTTTATATTATAGACAAGGCACTGTTGAAAGTTCTATAGCAATAGCAGCAGGTTTTACAACTGGTAAAGTTGCTTATTTTACTACAGGTGCCTTAGATTTATCTGCATATCAACAAATTTCATTTTTTATGAGAAATAATGCTGCCTTACCAGCAAATTCTCTTTATCTTGATTTATGTAGTGATACAACAGGTGATGTTCCAGTAGCAAGTTTTTTAATTCAACAATTAACTGGAGTGCATAATAATCGTCAATATCCTTATACTATGGATTTTGGTTCTGCATTACCTGCAGGAATAAATTCAATTGCAATTAGAGCAGTAAGTGACCCAGGTACTATTACACTTGTTTTTGATAATATTATTGCGTGTAAAGCCCCCTCTGCTGCTGATTCATTAACTCTTAATTCAATTGTAGGTCTTAATACAGCAGATGAGCCAGAATGGTTTCCAATAAGATATATTGATGGAACAACTGTAAGTATTTTAATTAATTGTTTTTGGAAAGGTTCAACTGGTTCTTTAACTACATATAAGATGGAGCCACTTAGAATTTTTGATATAACTGGAGCAGCAAATTTACCTACAAGTGATAGTGCAACATTTCCTGCTTGGAGTTTAAATACTGGAGGGCAAGCAATAGCATTTTTAAATATTGAGTGTGGATATGACAGTACTAATATGACAACTCAAACAGGATATACTGCTGTTGATTTTCAATTGCAACTTGGTAAAGGTGGACCAGGAGATAGAGATTTTATTAATTTGAATAAATTTATTTCAGTAAGAAGTAATTATGCAATATATGGATATTCTTCTGGAACACTTAAATTAGGTGAATATCATAATGTTGGTGGTCTTGATGGCACATTTGTAACTAATACTTTATATGGAGATAAAGTCTATATAACATGTAATATTAATCAAACTTCTGGAACAGGTTCTTTTTTAAGAACTTCAACTTTTAATACTCTTGTTTTTAAATATCTTTATAGAGAGTTAGTTGCAGAATATTTTGCTGTAGAAAGTTATTTTAATTCATTAGATACTTATATTGATAAATTAGTAATGGTTGGGTATAGAAGTGGTATTCAATTAGGATTATTTAATGGATTAATTAATAATGCTTATGGTACGGCAGGTGAAAATAGTACTTCCTCTTTTGTATTTAAATCAAATGCATCCGCTGGCGGTTGTAATGTACGTATTAATAATTTATTTAATTATAATACTACTTTAGGTGGAATATTTTATTTAAATGTAGGTAATTATAAAATAAGTGTTGGTAATTATACAAGTCCTGAAACAACTGCTAAATTAGCAGCAAATTCTGGAAATTTACAAGATAATTCAAATTACTTTATACAAAATTATAGAGGAACTGGTCTTTCTAAAGGAGTAAATGGCACAGTTGCATATGAACATATTACAACTCCTGTTCACACAGCAGGTGGAATTGCTTGGCAATTAAGTTGTACTAATTATGACTTATATAAAAATATATATGATGTTGATTATTATAAATTTAATAAATTAAAAATTGGTGATATACCAGTTAAAGCAAATAAATTAACAACAGTTAAAATATGGACTCAAAGATTATATACAACAACTAAATTAGCACTTTATGTAAGACCTGATGGTCCTATTTCATCTTTCATAGTTGCTGAATCAAGTGCTGCTGCAAATACTTGGGAAGAATTAACAATCACATTTACACCAACTTCTACTGGAGTACTTCCAGTTTATATAGGTGTTCAATATGATGCAACTAATGCTGGTCAATTATTCTATTTTGACGACTTTTCAGTAACTATTGCAGATTAAGGAAAATTATAATGGCGATATATTATGTAGATTTACTCAATGGAAATGATGCAAATAATGGAACTACTTTTGCATTAAGAAAGAAAACAGTTAACTCACTTTCTGGTACTGCTTTGTCAGGTGATACAATTAGAGTTATGAAGAGTTCTGATGCAACATCAATTGGTTCTGCAACTTGGTCAAATAGTACTACTATAACTCTTCCAACTGCAATTAATGCAACAATTAGTTTATCTGAAAATGCAAGTTGGACTCCTTCAACTAATATCACAAAAAGTAGTGTAACTAATCTTGGTGATGCTAGAGTTGGCGCAAATGCTTGCGGTTTAGCAGTTGCAACTGCATTTACTACTGGAGTGATTGCTTATGCTCCATGTGCAACTTCAGATTTAAGTGATTATCAACAAGTATCTTTATCATTTAGAAGTACTGGTAGTATTTCTTCTAATATGTTATATCTTGATTTATGTAGTGATACATTAGGTGCAACTCCAATTGTTAGTTTACCTATTCCAGCTATAACTGGTAATTCAAATGCAATGTCAAAACCTATTACTATAGATTATGGTTCTGCACTTCCATCAGGAGTCAATTCAATTGCATTAAGAGCAGCAATTGACCCAGGTACACCAACTATAATTTTAAATAATATTATTGCTTGTAAGGCACCTTCTGCTGCTGATTCATTAACACTTAACTCAATTGTAGGACTTAATACAACAGATGAGCCAGAATGGTATAGTATTTGGGCAATTAATGGAACAACAATTACTTTAAATATAATGAACAACTGGGTAGGTTCAACTGGTTCTTTAACTACATATAAGATGGAGCCAATTAAATATTCAGATTTAGGTCTAACTATTCCTGGAACTTGGAGTTCATCAAGTCTTACTCCTTTTTATGTAATTGGTGGAGGTTCTGGAGATTATGTTAAAATTGAATATGGTTGGGATACTTCCACAATGTCATCTCAAACAGGATATACTGTTGTTGATTTTCAATGCCAATCTGGAAGAGGAATGTTAGAATCAGTTGGTAATATTTCAGTAAATAAAGCAATAGCAATTAGAACTTATGGTTTACCTCTTTCTTCAGCTAATCATAAAATTGGTGAATATCATGTAATTGAATCTTTTAACCCTGGATTATCATCAGGTACTGTACCAATAATATATTTTGATAAATTATATTTTACCTGTTTTAACGGATTCGGGTCAAGTTCCTATTATTCAATTAATTATTTAATTGGTAATAAACTTAGTATTAATTATGCGGGTAAGATTATTGCTAGTACTCAAGTTGATCATTATTTATATGCTAATAAATTAAAAGTCGATACTTTAAAATGTTATGCATATAGAAATTTATATTTGGGAACTAGTGATGGAATGATTGAAAACTTTATCTGTAATAATTCAAATGCAACTCCATATTTAATTTCATCATATAATACAAATTATAATGCTTGTTGTTATTTAAAAATAAAAAATTTAAATGCTTTAAGTTCTACTATTTCAACAATTTTTTATGCACCTTCTTCAACTAATAGCAATGTTTCAATTGAAAACTTTACTTATCTTGCTGCACCTGCTTCTTTAATGACTGTTTCTGCAGGATTTAAATATAAAAATAACTTATTCATAAAAAATTATAATAATACTGGGATAGCACAAGGTATGTCAGAATCTACTCGTTTAAATTCTGTTACAACTCCAGTTCATACAGCAGGTGGTGTTGCTTGGGAATTTTTTGCACATACTAATACTACCGGAAATGCTATAGAAACTGCAAATTATTATAAAGTTCAAAATGCTAAAATTGGTGAAATTCCAGTTAAAGCAAATAAATTAACAACAGTTAAAATATGGACTCGAAGAAAGTTTACAACAACTAAAGCAGCATTTTTTATTCAGCCTATAGTTAGTGGAATTGAAGATTATGTAATTGCTGAATCAAGTGCTGCTGCTAATACATGGGAAGAACTAACAATTACTTTCACTCCTACAGTAAGTTCAGTAATGGATTTATATGTAGGTGCTCAATATGATGGAACTAATGCCTCACAAGCATTCTATTTTGATGATTTATCAGTCACGATTGCAGATTAAGGACAAATAGTTATGGCACAATATACAAAAGAAGAAATAGAAAAACTTGATTTAATAGGTCCTTATGGACCATTTGGAAATGTAAGTGGTAATGCAACTTTTACAATGGATGGACTTGATTTAATAGGTCCTTATGGTCCATTTTGGGCAATTACTCCTACTGGAGTAATAACAACTTTTGATACAACTAGAATGTTTTTGATATTTTAAAAGGAAAGAATATGGCAATTATAAGTGAATACACAAGTGAAGATTTTGGATTAAGTTCTACAAATGCTTATACTAAAATTAGTAGTTTTTATGTTATAAATCAAAGTGAAACTGAAAAAACTCTTTCAATTTCTACTAATACTTGGATTGATAAAAATGCAAGATTAAATTCAAAACAATCAATTGGGCAAGATATTTTTTCTATGCCATTAGGTATTGTTGACTTTACATTTGCAGATATGTACAATTTTATTAAAACTCAACTTCAATTTCCAAATGCAGTGGACGATATCTAAAGTCGAAAGGGCTCCTAGGAGCCCTTTTCTTTTAATACAATTCCTAATATTCCTGAAATTGCAATTAAAATGTCAACACTTTGTTGATAAATTCCAGGATCAATATTAACATGAACTGCTGTACCAATACTTGCAACAGCAGCCATTGTCGAAGGTTCTTTAAGTCTTGCACCCAACCAATTAAAAACTTTTAGTATTTTATCCATTAATTTCCTCCAAATTGTCAAAATAATTTTCTGGTACATAGAAGTCATAGTTCATTAATCTCATTTCATGACTACGTTTTTCAGCAGCAAGTAAGTCAGTAAAAAATCCTCCATGGGTATACTTTCCATTTTTAATTAAAGTTACTTTATACTTTTGTTTTGCTGTACACCAACTCACACCTGGGACTCGTGAAGAAACCGTATTTCTAACATTTCTACTATTTTGGGAGTTCTGTTGATGAGTTGCCTCTCTTAAATTTTCAAATTTATTATTTGATTTATTTCCGTCTTTATGGTCAACCAATTTAGGCCAAGTACCAGTTTTGTAAAACCAAACTAATCGATGTTCAAAAAATCTTTGATATTTGTATTTAATTATAACATAATCATTTGAACTGCGTTTTTTAGTACCGAGCAAGTTTTCCTTTATATTGCTTTTGTACCGGGTTTTTCCAAATTAAATGACCGATTTTTTCATCGTATTCAAATACATTTAGAATTTCTTCATGAGTGATGTGTGATTTTTCCATAATAATTTCTCCTATAGTTAATGTATAATGATATTTATATTGAAAATGAAAAAATCACATTTTTGTTTATAAACTAATATTAGTTACAGAAATAAATTTGATTTCAGTTATTTCTTCATTATATTTCAAATATAGACTTTTAACTTTATTCAAACTAACTGGTTCTTTAATTAAAACATTAGTTATAGTGTCTATTAAAATAACTCCAGAATAACTTGCATTAGGTATTATTGATAGATTAGAACTACATTCTATTGTAACTAAAGAAGTCTCAAATTTATCTGCAATTACAACTACATCAGTAATAGCATCAAATAAAGTTGCATTAGGATTTTTAATAACATTTGCAACTACACTTAAATCTGTAGTCGAAGTAATATCAATTCCATATGCTGAAGTAATAAATGGCTCTGCAAATAGACTCGCTACTGATGAAATATTTGTTGAATTTGTACGATTTCTGAGAGGTGCACAAAAAACACTTATATTTGCATTAATCTGTGAAGAATTTGTCACATAAACATTAGGAATCACACTTAAATCACTCATTCCAAGCATACTTACTGTATTTCTATAAATTACACTAGGTATAGTGTCTACCTGAGTAAAAACAGTGATTTCTGAAGAATTTCCTTTTATTACAGCAGGAATCACTCCTACATTTGAAGTAATTGTAAAAAGAACTGAAACACGCCCTTCAATTGTTGGTACAGCAATTAAATTAGTACTAGAAGAGATTGAACTAGAAACTATTCTGTATCTTGTAGGTACTGCACTTAAAGTTGCTATAGAAGAGATTGAAAGACTATTTTCTTTTGTAACACTTGCTGTTAAGGTTAAATTAGTACTAGAAGAGATTGAACTAGAAACTATTTTGTATACAGTAGGTACTGCACTCAAACTTGTTGCAGAAGAAATTACAATTGAATTTTCTTGCAAGATTGAAGATGATGCAGTTAAATTAGTACTAGAAGTGATTGAATTACTTGTAGTTCTAAATCTATTAGGTACTGCAGTTATATCTGTTGTAAGATTGATTGTTGATGAATTTTGTTTTACTACATTAATTTGAGCAGTTACAGTTGAAGTTGTACTAATATTTGAAGTTCCACCAACTATTATCTGTGCCTGTAGATTAAGATTAGTTATTGTTGCAATTGTAACACTTTCAACAAATATTGTATTTGGAATTACAATAACATTTGAAGTTGTTGTGACTTGAGCACTTACTAATTTTAATACTTCTACAGGAACTAAATTAACAGAGGTACTTGCTGATATGACAACAGTTTCACTGATTACACGAGTAAAATACCCGTCATCAATGTAACCACTCTCTACATAAAGTTCTTCCATAAGAATTTACTCCTATTTTAAGTTAAAAGAATATTTATGAAGAAAAAACCTATAGATACGTTGCAATTATTTCCATTTTTTATAAATATAATTTTATGTCTTTATGGAAAAATAACATGGAAAGTAGAGATTACGAATGGGATGGTGTCGATAGAAGAAGTTATCATAATCAAGAGGTAATCTTGCAACAACTTCATGATATGATGATAATGATGAATCAACAAAAAAATACTGATATTTCCAAATCTACTTTGACTATGAGAGATGTAATTGCAATAGTTGGAGGATTAGGTTCACTGCTAATTGGTTGTTTTATTGTATGGAATAATCTTAATAATACTATTAGTGAAAATCAAAGAGAATTTGAGTTATTCAAAAATGATATTTCAAAAACAGTTCAATTAGACAATAAAAATCTTGATGAATTAAAAGTCAAGTTAAATAATATTGAAAATAATATTAAAGAACTTGACTCTACAATAACTCAAATGTACAATAAATTAAATAAAAAATAATGGATAAAGATCCTGAAATAATATATGTACTATTTTTAATTCTAATATTCTTTTTCTTTTGGATGTCAATAGTAACTTCAATCTTAATTTATTCTCATAGTTAAAAGGGGAATGATTAGTTCCCCTTTCTGTTTTAATCTAAGATATTACAACAGACTATATAATCAATGTCTTCATGAAATGAACTAATATTATCTAAATCAGATAGTACATCAAATACTATTGATGAGTTACTACCTATAACATTATTATAAGCTACAACAATTTTAATATAATTAGCAGTAGGTGTTTTAATTAGTTCAACTTTATCTACAAAAGTCTCAATTTCTTCTGGGAAATAGTCTTTAATTTCTAGTTCAATATTTTTTATATCATACTTAAGAACTTCATCATTTTCATCAGTTTCTTGAAGTTCAAACCAATAATTAAAAGTTTTATTTCCTTCATTCCACCAATTGCAATCTTCAAGACGTTGTATTTTTTTAAGAACTAGTTCTTCAGCGGTATAAGTTTTAAAATACATATAATTTACCTATTATGTTATTAACCAATTTTACTAACTAAATTAAGATATTCTTGATATTCTTTTTGTTTTACCACTATAGTTTGTATTTCTTCTGAAGTCATTGTTTGCAATTCATCCCAAGTTAAACCTGATGCTGAATATTGTGCTTTTTTATGTGCTCTTACCAATTTATTCCATTCATTTATATGAGTATTAGGTGTTTTGCTTTCACTAACAAATAAATCAATTTTAGTTTTCCAAATGGCAAGTTCTTTAAGAGATTGTTCAATTTTGGTGATGTGTTGTTGTGCTTTCATCGTAGTTCTCCAAGTCATCATGTTTTTCAGTATGAGATTATTATATACAGTTCTCTGCTGATGTAAACTTTTTTTTTATCAGTACTGTTAAGCAGTTATCATTTTTGCAAAAAAGGGGAACATTTAGTTCCCCTTTCTGTTTAATTATTTAGTATATGGATGAAGTTCAATAATTAAATTCATTAAATCTAAATTAATTACTTTTTTATCAATAAGTAATTTAACCATATTCATATCAATATTATATCTGTATTTGAAATAATTTACTATAAGTTCATTATCTGATACTATCTCTTCTACAGCTTCTTCAAAGGAAGAAATAATTGGTTTACCATCAAATTTCCGAGCTGGAGAATTTGCAGCATATACCATTTCTGGAGCATGCTCACCAATTTTAGTAATCAATTCTTGAATTTGTTGTATTTGTTTTGAAGTTGCCATGTCATTCACCTTTAAGTTAGTCATTCATCTTGTTTTTCAGTATGGGATAATTATATACAACTTTTCTGCTGGTGTAAACAATTTTTTTATCAGTACTGTTAACTGCTTAACATTTTTTTCAAAATATTGAGGTTTTTTTAAAATATTGAAAAAACTCTTCATCATTTAAACTATCTTTATAAGCTTCTAATCTATCTTCATAATCCATATGATCTAGAACTTGTTCTTCTACAAGTTTATGTAATTCAATTACATTACAAGTTGTCAATGTAAATATTGCAACATTTGTTACTCCATTTTCATTATTTAATTTATCTGTAAGATTTACAATCCATGTTGTATTAAATCTTTTTGGAAATTTAATACTTGTTTCAGCATTGATTTCCATATTTTTAGAAATTTTATGAAGATATTTTGCTGCATCTTCTTCTGTTTTGTTGGTTGCTTTGTATGTAGTAGTCATCTTAGTTCTCCAAGTCATCATGTTTTTCAGTATGAGATAATTATATACCAACCTCTGCTGATGTAAACAATTTTTTTATCAGTACTGTTAAGCAGTTATCATTTTTGTGATTGTTTTTATTAAGTCAGGCAGTTCACACCAGATAAAGCCATTCTTGGTTGCCCATTTTGCATAGGTAGTCTTAGAGTTCTTAGCAATCTTCTTGTTTGCATTTTGAAAGCAAAGAATGAAGGTAACATGAGGATAAGTTTCCTTTACAACCTTCATTTTTCGTCTGTCTTCTTGAGAGAATAGTCCTTTACTCTCAACATATAGTTTGTCAGTTATCTTCCAGTCGGGAGTATAATGACAAGTAAGTACATAAGGAAACTTGTCTACTTCATATTTTTCAATACCTAATAGTGGTGCAATCTGTTCTTCAAATTTAGATTTTAACATTTTTTTTTCCAATTTATTTCTTCAGAAATTTTATCTATATGCCCTAACTTTCCACCTAAAAAATAATCTGGGTGAAATAATTCAGTAATTCTGAATGCCACACCTCTTAAGTACTGATAGTTCTCGTAATAAAGAACTAATTTATAAATGTTGTACTTATACTTATGTTTCTTTTTAAGAAGTTCTATATGTAGACGGCCATTCAAATTAGCCGGTATGAAATTTATTAAATCTGATTTTCGTATTCCCAGTTCATCATTAGTTGTTGGTGCAATCATTAAAACACAAACTAATTTATACTGATGATTGCCACTCTCTTTTTGTATTTCATCAAATGCACTTTTTATTTTATTATCTTTATCATATGAATTTTTTCGTTTTTTTTCTCTGTCACTCTCTTCCATTTATGGTCCTCATATATCCATTTGTTTTTGTCAAATTTAATACAACCAACTTTTTCAAAATTAGTCAATCTTTCTATATTTTCAATACCAGCTTGTCTTGCTAAATCAGGACGAATAATAGCAATTAATTCCCCTGCCTCTATTCCATTTTCTTCTAAATTTCTTATATATCCTTCATACATTATTTTTCTCCCTTAAAAAAGTATTTATGAAACTGGATGTCTGCTGCAGTGGCTCTCCTAATTGGTGTATAATTTTTCTTACCTGCATTTTTTGTCAAACATAACTCCATACTATCTACATCAATCACCTCATCAACAAATAAATGGATAAAATAATAAATGAGTAACCCTTCAGCAAAATAGAGTGAGTTAAATGTGAATAAAAGCTCAGCTTGTCTGAGCGCTTTATGAACTTTCACTCAACTCTTGCGCAGCTTGCTGCAAGCACATTTATAAATGAGAGAGTTATTATTTCTGTTATAAAGTATGATGCAGCAAGCTGCACAGAGATATAATGCAAGCCAAATACTTGCTACCCAACAAGTTGTGTATCAATTCGTTGTTTGCATTAATCTCAAATAGTTATGGTAGAGATCAGCAAATTTATCTTTTTTTAAAATTGACCGAACAATTGACCTGCTTTGATTTGTGTTTATCTTCCGTGTAAATGGTTTAAATAGATCTCTTTCTTTATATTAAACCACTTACACAGGACATATCCGATAAAAAGATGAAACATATAATAGGAGAGCCACTGCATGAAACATCCAAACAAAAAGTGTGTTTTTTTATTTTTGCTATAAATAATAATGTAAGACAAAAAGTTGTATACATTTCGCCAAAAGTGTATATAATAAATACATAAGTTAAAAGTTATTTGTAGATGGATAGATATAAGTTTCATTGTTTCTTGGCGGTTTCAATTGATTTGTCATTTTATCTCCTATCTATTCATCCACAAATAATTTTTAACTGAAACTCATTTCGCCAAGGTGAGTATAATTTTAAATGAAACTTTTTAAATATAAGGAACAAAAATGACAACTCAAAATTTAACACGCGCTCAAAAAATTTCTGCAACTAAAAAAACCCAAGCAGCAAATCTTTCCTCAATAGAAAAACTTCAAAAAAGAGTTCAAAGAAATCCTCGTCTATTAGATTTATGTCATGAAATAGACAAGATTTTAGCAACTTTATCTATTCTTGCCTATAAATCATTACAAAATAAATCAATAGAATCTGAAATTAGTGATTGGAATGAAGTTCATACTAATAATTTGATAAAGTTTGATGAACAATGGTCTTCTTTAACTATTCAATATTCATCCACTGAATTAACAGAAAAATTTGGTCGTGATGGATATAAATTATGGAAATCTCTTTTTAAACAAATTTCAAAAGGCGGAATTGATAAAAATCGTAATGCTTATTTTAGTACTTGGTCAGTCAATTTAACTACTTATGACTTAGTTCAAAAAGAAATTAATCTCTTTCTAAAAGAACATAAACTTAATAAAATTACTCATAGAGATTTAGCATTTATTCATGTAATGAGTGATATGGATATTGAATCACTTGAATTTACTACTTTTGAAGTAGTTGCTGTTGATCATAAACAATTTAAAATTGGTGGAAAAAAAGGTAGCAAAAAAATTGTTAATTCAGTTGAAAGAAATGAATTAAAATCAAAAAGAAAAAAATTAAAAGAAAAAACAGCACTTGAATTTTCTAAAAAAACTTCAAGTGAAAAAAGAGAATATTTAAATAATTTACAAAATGTACAAACCCACCGTTCAAAATAATTATAGGAACTGACATGAAAAACTTAAATACAAATCTACAAATTTTAATCTTTTTTTCAAACTTTTTAATTATTGGACTTATTGCCTATAATGAAGATAATTCAAAACCTGCACAACATGAAGAAAGAGTTCAAATTTTAACTGGACAAAATATTCCACCTAATGTTAAAGACGCAATGGGTGCAATTATCAATCTTAATGGTTATTCTTGTAAAGAAGTATTAAAACTTGAAAAACATGAAAATTATAATGTTAGTCAATGTCTAAATGACCAAACAATAATTTCTTATCAAATAGATAATAATGGAAGTGTTACTATTCAATAAAATAATAGGAGAAATAAAATGAGAAAAGTGAGACCTGAATTACTTTATTGGGATACATCCCGAAGATTAACATATTTAGTAAGTGAAAAAATGGTTAGAAAAGATAGACAAATACAAAATGACCTTGAATATATTATTTCAAATAATGAATCACGGAATATCAGCCCATGTAACAAGTGATGAAGGTTTTGATTTTTACTCAAATGAATATGAGAGATACTGTAATGAATAATCAACCGTATGTCTATGTTTGTACTCATAAAGAAACAAATGAAATTTATATTGGTGCTCGTTGTGCAAATAAAGTACCTGCAACTGAAGATTTAGGAACTCATTATTTTACAAGTAGTAATTATGTAAAACCTCGCTTTAATGAATTTAGTTATGAGATTATTTTTGAGGGAACTAAAGAAGAAGTATTCAAATTAGAATCTGAACTTATTAAAGAACACTGGAGACAACCTTATCTAATTAATAAAAATATTAGTGGAGAAAAATTTTATTGTGATTCTCATTCTGAAGAAACTAAATCTAAAATGAGTGAATCTTTAAAAGGAAAATCTAAATCAGAAGAACATAAACAAAAAATAAGTGAATCAAGTAAAGGGAAAATTATATCAGAAGAACATAAAAGAAAATTGGGTGAATCAATGAAAGGTAAATCTCTTTCTGAAGAAACTAAATCTAAAATGAGTGAATCAAGTAAAGGAAAACCTAAATCAGAAGAACATAAAATAAAAATGAGTGAAAATCATTCAAAGTATTGGGAAGGTAAATCTCATTCAGAAGAAACTAAACAAAAAATTGCCGAAGGAAATAAAGGTAAAATAAGTAAAATGAAAGGTAAATCTCTTTCTGAAGAAACTAAACAAAAAATGAGTGAAACTAGAAAAGGAAAATCTCAAGAAAAAGTAACATGCCCTCATTGTGATAAAGAAGGAGGTATTAGTATAATGAAAAGACATCATTTTGATAACTGTAAGGAGAAAAAATAATGAATAATTTCTACCATGCCCTTGATTTAGAAAAATATTTAACTATTAGAAATGATGTAGTTGAAATTGGAAATAAACTTTATACTGAAGTTTTTAATCACAACTTTCATTATGACTTAAAAAAACTAATTGAAACCCCATGGCATTATGACCAAATAAATGAATCACTGGCGGTGATTCAGGGAACTCACACTACTAGGTATGAAGATTATCATAACTGTTGGATAACTGGACTGCCACGTGCAATAGGTGAATTTCTTGTTGATATTAATACAAGAAAGGCAATTATTCCATTTCATAAGCCAAATGGTTCACCAACTTGCCTAACAAGTATTCAATTTCAAATGCGAAATAGAAATTTATTTGTAACTGCAAACTTTCGTTCTTGGGAATTATCAGAATTTGCTGATTACGATTTATGTCTTTTAAGTTATCTTACTAGTGAAATGGCTCATCATTTATATAATCCAAAATTAAGTATTCTAACTATTAATGCAACAAATGCTCATGTTTTAAAAGGAGAAAAATTATGATAATATTAATGTCAACAATTCTAGTTTTAAATTTAGCAACACTTTATTTCATATGGCAATGATATTTGATAGCAAGTATGGAGTGTGGCATGAACCACAAACAAATCAATTAGAGACTTTTAAAAGTTCTAAAATAGAATTAGCAGCATATACTCATATAGATTTTAAAGATAAGATAGTATTAGATATTGGAGGTTGTGCTGGAAGTTTTTCTAAATTAGCATATGATAATGGAGCAAAACAAATAATTACTGTTGAACCTCATCCAATCAATTTAGAAGTATTAAAGAAAAATTGTCCATTCTCTGAAATTATTGAAGCTGCTATAGTTCCAGAAGATTATACCCAAAATTCTATTTCTTTTTTTGAAGCAAAAACTGGAAATCTTACTATTGGTTCTACAGTTATTCCTAAAAAACAAGGAACAAGAAATGAAATAGTCGTAAATGTAATAAAATTACAATATCTATTAGAAAAATATAAACCTCAAATTATAAAAATGGATATTGAAGGAGCAGAATTTGATATTTTAACTGGCCCATTTCCTAATCATGTAGAAGAATTTGTTGCTGAATTTCATATTTTTATGCAACCAGATAGAGTTTGGAAGTGGTGGCATGATATTTGCTATGCATGGATGGACCCAATTCATTGGAAAGTTACAAAAGCCCCTGAATGGCCAACAAGTGATAGAGCATTAAGAAAATTTCATGGGTTAAATGTCTTAACTATGGGATGGAAGAGAAAAAAACTTTATTAAGCAAAAATGGGAAGAATAAGTTGATTAGTCTTATTCTTCCCATTTTCTAAATACTAACATAAAAACTCTGTAAATGTGTTTACAATGGTCCCACCCAATCAAATCAATTTACAATATTATTTATAGGCAAAAAAAAGGACCTCTGACATATGCAAGATCAGAGGTCCCTTAAAGGTCATAAATATTTTTACAAAAACAATTTGATTAAATGTTGTTTAAAAAAATTGTGAATGTACAGCTTTGAAGTACCATACAATCTTTATTTATAGAGACTTAAAAGTGACTTTTTATTTTTCTATAAATAAGAATGATAATCTTCTCCTATAGTTATTATCAAAATAGTTAACACGGAAGTTGACGGAGGACTCTACTCTTGCATATGGTAGAGTCCTTTTTTTTGTCTAAAATTCTTCCCTTATAATTATATTTCTAAGTCCTTCAACTTTTCTTAATTCTACTAATCTACCATTTCTAATGAATGTTTTAAAAACTTTTTCTTCACGTCTTTTAAATCTCATGTTATTTCTCCTAATTTATTATAAATAAATATTTATTTTGAAAACAGAAAAACTGATAATTTAACAGTGTTTAATTAGCGAATAGGAGATAAATATGCCTCGCGGTGATAATTTTAGAGGTGGAAAACCAGTAGGTTCTGGTCGCCCAAAAGGTGGTAAGAATATTAAGTCTATTTTAATAGAAGATATTTTGAATCAAGAAAAGTATGTAGAAATGATTAATAATGGAACTTTTTTAAGTCCAGTTTCTTTTTGGATTGAGGTACTTCATGATGAAAATAATCCTTATGAAATGAGGAATGAAGCAGCTAAAAATTTAGCAAAATATCTGCATAAGGCACAACCTCAAATGACTGAGCAGAATATTACTACAAGTGATGAAAATGGATTTACTATTTCATTAATTAGTTCTAAAAGAAATGACGACCCCAAATATTAATATATTAAAACATCAATATGAATTGATGGAAGATTTAACAACAAGATTTATATGTCTTATTGGTGGGTATAGAAGTGGTAAAACATTTTCATTATGTCTTAAGGCTATTCAATTAGCAAATGCAAATGATTTGCCTGGAATAATATGTGAGCCTACATTTAGTATGGTTGGAAGGGTATTAATTCCAACTATGAATGAACTTTTATTAACTCTTAATATTAGATATGATCTTAATAAATCAGATGGCAAATATACTTTATATTTAGGTGGAAAAGAAAAAATAATTTGGTTACTTTCATCTGAAAATTATCAAAGAGCAGCAGGTATTTCTGCCTCTTATTTTTTAATGGATGAAGCAGATTTAATGAAAAAGGAGATTGGAATTAATTCCTTCAATATGTTAGTTTCTCGTCTTACAAGGGGAGACCAAATGCAAGGTATTTTAGTTTCTACTCCTGAAGGATTTAATACTTGTTATGAACTATTTGTTGAAAAAGAAGGAAGTGATAGACGTTTAATAAGAGCCTCTACATATGATAATCCTTTTATTGATGAATCATATATAGAAAATATGAAACAAACCCATAGTGGGGCCCAAATAGAAGCATATTTAAATGGATATTTTGTTAATTTAACTTCTGGTTCTGTTTATTATAATTTTGAAAGAACTCTTCATCACTCTAATAGAGAGTTATTAGATACTGACAATATTATATTAGTTGGGCAAGATTTTAACGTTAACAATAACACTTCTATTATTTGTATATCTCAAGGTGAAAAGATTTATGCAATTGATGAAATAACAGGTGCTAGAAATACAGAACATACTATTCAACTTCTTCAAGAGAGATTTAATGGACGCCAGATAGTTATATTTCCAGATTCATCAGGTAATAATTCACATTCATCTACTTCATGGAGTGATATTGCCCTATTTAAAAAGGCTGGATTTACTGTTAAGTGTCATAATAAAAATCCATTTGTTAAAAATAGAGTTGCCTCAGTTAATGCTGCTCTTAAAAATGCAAAAGGTGAAATTAGATTTTATGTTAATACAAATAAATGTAGAAGTTTAACTAAATCATTAGAACAACAAGGGTATGATCAAAAAACAGAATCTCCAGATAAATCATCAGGACTTGATCATTGCGTAGATGCGCTTGGCTATTTAATATATTTTATATTTCCAGTCACAGAAAAATCAACTGCTAAACAATTATTTTAAAAGGAAAAACAAATGATTAATGAAAAAATTCTTGGTTATACTCTTCAAGATTGGGTGGAGATGATAGATTCAGATGAGGCTGAAAATGCTGAAAAAGCACTTGAATATTATGATGGTGATCAATATGAAGCAATGGAAGAGTTATTAAGTCATCCAGCAAAAGGACGTAAAAAATGGCGTGAAAGGGGAATTATCCCACGATTTAGAAATATTACCCAAATGGTAGTTGAAAAATCTGGTAAATTATTTAAAGATAAAAGTCCAACTATTCAAATATTTGATAGAGGAAGTAATCAAGTAAATGAAGATGCTACTAATACTCTTCTTCAAGAATTAGAAAAGACTGATTATCTTGAGTTCTTTAATAATTTAGATTCAACCACTCGCTTATTAAAAACAACAGCAGTACTTGTGCAATGGGATACTATTAATAGGGAACTTGCATTTGAATTACTTCATAGAGGTAATTGCGCCATAGTAATGGATTCTATGTTAAAAAATATTATGGCATTAATTTATAAAACAAGTGAAATGGATGATATTGAGACTTATAGAATAATTACAGTTGATGAATATATTGATATTATTGAAGAAGAGAGTGAAATTACTGGAGTAAGTAATGTAGCAATTTCTGAACGCATTCCCAATCCTTATGGAATTATTCCACTAGCATTCTTTCATGATACAAGAACACCAAGAAATTGTTTATGGAATAAACCTGGAATGGATTTAGTTTCATTAAATGAGTTATATAATCTACATTTAACTGATTCTGAATATGCTATTAGTTGGTCAAAACTTCCAACTCTATTTACTAATTGCGCCTTTGGTGAAAGTGGAAATCAACAGTTAGAAGTAGCTGCTCTATTTGGTGAAAAACTTCCTCATTATATTCCTAAAGATGGAAGTGAATTGATTGGTGGTCCTTCAAGAGTTATTCAATTAGATAGTAATGGAGTTGATTCCCCATTTATTGAATATAAATCTCCTCAAATTGATATTAAACCTTTAGATGAAGTTGTTACTAATTGGATGGATCAATTTGCTGCAGATTGGTCAGTAAGAATGGTAACTGGAGGAACTGGTTCAGCAAACTCAGGATTTCAATTAGTTGTTGAAGAACTTCCTAATAGAGAGTTACGTCAGCAAAGAGCAAAAATGTTTACTGCTGGGTTTAAAAGATTATATAAAATTATATCACAAGTTATTAATACTCAATATGGTTTTGAATATTTGCCATTTAATTCAGATGCCTATATTGAGTTCCCTATATTTGAATTACCAGTTGATGAATCAGCAGATGAAATTATGTGGTCTGAAAGAATCAAATCTGGTCGTGCCTCAATTATAGATTATTTGATGGCAAAACAAAGTTTAACAAAAGAAGAAGCAATTAGTAAAGCGCAAGAAATTGCCTCTTTTAATAACAAATTTTTAAATATAAATAGTAATATAAATCAACCTTAGAAAAGGAAAAAATAATATGACAACTTTAGATGAAGTTATTCAAGAAGAAGTAATTGAACAAACAGTTGAAGAAGAAGTAGAGACTTCCATTCAGCAAGAAGAAAATGATCCAGCAGCTAAATTGAAAGCAATTCAAGAAGAGTTGGATAAAAAATCAGAATTAGTAAAACAGTTAAGAAAATATGAACGTCAGCAAAAAGAAGAAAAAGAAAAACTTCTAAAAGAGCAAGGTAACTTTAAAGAATTATATGAAAGTACTCTTGACAAGTTCAATATTTTGAAAACACAATTATTAGAAACTAAAATAAATACAGCAATTGAAGAAGTTGCAAAAAGTACTGGAGTAAAATCATTATCTACTCTTAATAAGATAATTGATAAGTCTTCAATTAATGTTGATGATAATGGGAATGTTGAAATTAATTCTGTTAAGGACCTAATTAAAGGTCTACAAAAAACTGATCCTTTATTATTTGAATTAGCTGATGTGAAAACTCCATCAGTTAAAAAAGCAAATGAAGATGTTGCTGTTTCAAATTATGAAGTTGATTTAAGAAAAGCAAAGACTGCTCAAGAAATTGAAGCAGTTCTTAAAAAATATGGTAAATTTTAATTATTAAAAGGAAGGAAATATTATGGCCGATTTTACAACTGTTATGTCAACAACTGCAACTTTAGATGATTCTATTGTTTTAGCTTATGAACAATCATTCTTAGTCCAAGTAGGTGCTGACAATGTAATGGACTCTTTAGTCCAAATGAAAACTGATATTGGTGCAAAATCTATTCAATTGACAAAATACAATCGTTTAGGTTTAGCAACTACCCCTCTAACTGAAACTGAAGATTTAGCCTCTGTTGCAGTAACTGATACAAATATTATCTTAACTCCTAAAGAGTATGGTAATGTTGTAACTAAAACTGCTCTAGCAAGTCTACAATCTGGTGGCAAAATTGATTTAGCTATTCCTCAATTAGTTGGTATCAATGCTGCTGGTTCTATGGATAAACTAGCTATTCAAGCACTTGATGCCTCTTCTAATGGTTATATTGTTGGTGGTAAAGCAGCAGGTGATGTTTTAGCAACTGATGTAGCAAATAGAACTTTCTTCAATTATTTCTATAATAAATTAGCGCGTGCAAATGTTGCTAAATTTGGTGGTGATTATATTGCTGTTCTACATGATGATGTAATTGCTGACTTACGTGCAGATGTTACAACTGGTTCATGGATTGATGTAAACAAATATTCAAATGTTACAGATATCGTAAATGGCGAAGTTGGTAGATTTGCTGGTTTCCGTATTGTTCGTAACAATCAAGCAACTTATGCTGACCAAGCAGGTGCAGGTACTGTAGACTTATACAACTGCTATTTCTTTGGTGCAAATGCTCTAGGTAAAGCAGTAAGTCGTCCTACTTCATTAACTATTACTGGTCCATTTGATAAATTAGCACGTTTTGCTAATATCGGTTGGTTTGGTGTATTTGATTATAAAATCATCGACCAAGATGCAGTATGGTTAGGTAAATGCGCAAGTTCTGTTGGTGCAAACGCAGCTTAATAGATTTAATCTATGAAGAAGGGGACCGTCTGGTCCCCTTTTTTTTGAATGTCTATAAATAATAATTTTATAAGGGAAAAAGATATGGCAAAGTTACAGACTAAAAAATTATTAAGTGCCCAACCAGAAGTAATTGAATTACAATCTGAAGAGATTAAAGTACTTGCTCTAGAAGATATTAATGCCATTATTAATAATAAAAAGATTAATATTAAAGCAGGACTTGAAGTTCAACTTAATTCTACTGAATTATTATTTTTAAAGGATAAGGTAAATATATGCTAATAGTTGAAACAGGTATAGGCATTGCAGATGCTAATTCTTATGTTTCATTAGAAGAGGCAAATAGTTATCATGCATTATATAATAATCTTGATTGGGCAGCAACTGATTCAGAATTAGAGCAAGCACTTATTCTTGCAACTCGTTCTGTTGATTTATTATATGGACCTAAGTTTATTTCCTATAAGAGAGTAGATTCAATAAGTCCATTATTATTCCCAAGATATTCCTTTTATGATAATAATTTTCAATTAATAAGTCAAACTACAATTCCTAAATGTCTTAAAAATGCTACTTGTCAATTAGCATTAATGCAATTATTAGGTGAAGATATTTTGCCTATTGAAAGTGCAGATTCAAATATTAAAATGGGAAGAATAAAGATTGGTGATATTGAAATTGAAAATGAATATCAATCAAATAAAAAGATTTCAGAAACTTATACTGGTTTTAATCAAGTAGAATTATTATTGCAACCAATATTAAAAACGAAGACAAGAACTTCAACAACTTTGGTAAGATAAAATGGAATATTCATCAATTTCAAATCAGATTAAAAGTTCAATTAATAGTCTTGGTAGAACTGTAAGAATTAAACATGCTGCAGGTGGAACTACAACTACTAAAGGAGTATGGGGGAAAATTGAAGAAGGAGAATTTGATGATAAAGCCGCTAGTATGCTTACAAGACATGATAGAATTATCTATATTCCAGCAATTAAAAAAGTTCCTGAAGCAGGTGACCTTCTTATTATGGATAATATTGAGTATGGCATTAATAGTGTCGTTGTTTATATGCCTACTAATATTCCACTGGCCTATAAGATTGGTGTATCTAATTAAGGAGAAAAATAATGGGATTTCTTTCAATACATGAGTCTTTAGATTCACATTTAGAATTATTAACTGATCTTCCACCACTTCAAAAAGAAAATATAAGAATGAAGTTAGGTGCAGGTACTAAGAGTTGGTGTAGAGCTACTTTTATTCCTAATCCTACTGCAAGATTATCATTAGGTGATGGTGGTTTAGACGAATTGAATGGCATTTATCAAATTGATTTATTCTTTCCAGGTGATGATAATTATACAAATTGTACTGAATATTGCGATAAAATAATTACTCATTTTAAAATAGGTTCAATTATTGATGGAATAAGAATTGTAAATACTTATCCTTCACCTGGATTTAGTGGTGCACCAAATTACTATACAATTCCTGTAATAGTAGAATGGTCTTATTATGGTCAACGAATTTAAGAGGTTATTATGTACGAAATAGAAGGATTAAAAATAATTAAAGAAGGTTTTGATTGGGTTGTTTCAGATGAAGAAAGATCATTTAAAATTGATGGAAATACTTTAGAGCCATCAAGTGATTGGTTTTGCTCATATGAAACAATTAAAAGAGTTATTTCAGTTTTAAATGCAGATAAACAATTAAGTAATGAATAAAGAACACCCAATAGTAGAAAGATTAAGAAGAGCTGGTTATGGAGAATCTAGTTCTGGTGAAATTGATATTGAAGGAGCATTTAAAGCATTAGGAATTAGATTAGGAAAAACATCAACTTCACCAAAGTTAAAAAAACACTTTGAAGAAATTAGAAGGATGATGTCATCTAGAGGAAGACTAGGTGGTGTCTCTGGTATAGTTAATTTAGAATATCAAAAGAAAAGTAAATTTATATTTCCAAATCCTACGGTCAGAGGATTTGAAAATACTGCAAAAGTGCAATTAACACTTGATCAAGCAATAATGAATAAAATTGCGCAACAGTTAAATGATATAAAAGATGCATATATAGATGAAATGCTGACAACAATTGCTGAAAAAACTCCAGTAGATACAGGAAGAGCAAAGAGTGGATGGATTAGAAATGGGGATGATATAGTAAATCCTGTACCTTATGTCCCATATTTGGAAAGTGGTACAGATAGAATGAGACCAATTGGGATGGTATCTAGTACAATGGCAAATGGTCAAAGGATATTAGACCTAATTGTTTCTAGGTTTTTAGAATAAATATTAATTTCAAGGAAAAATGATATGGCAAATATAGCAACTGGTAGTAATGCACAATTTGGTTATGTAGTAGAATCAACAGCAGGTACAACTCCTGCAACACCTGCCTTTAATCAATTTGGTGTAAATGATTTTTCATTACAAATGACTAAAGATACTTTTACAGACCCTTCAATTCAATCTGATAGGCAAACTCATTTCTTTAAACATGGAAATAAAAAGATTGGTGGGAATATTGCAGTGACCTTATTAGGCGTAGGTGCAACTCCAACTGGTAATACTTTATATGACCCTTGGTTTGAGTCAGTGTTAAATGCATCGTGGGTTTCAAATGTCTTAAAAGTTGGTAATACAGTTAAGAATTTTACAGTAGAAAAAGTTCTACAAACACCTGATAATGTTAAGCATTATTTTAGATTTAAAGGAGTTCAAGCAACTTCTTTATCAGTTGAGGTTGCATTAAATGCTCCTGTAAAAGCAACTTTTGGTTTTATGGGTCTAGCAGAAGATGCAGTTGCAACTACTGCAATTACAGGTGCAACTTATGTTGCTCAACCATCAGCACCTTCACCATTAGTTCATATTAATGCAAATAACTTATTTAAAGAAGGTGGTGCTGCCTCTTCATTAATGACTGCATTTTCATTTAGTATTAATAATGAATCTGATGCAAACTTCGCATTAGGAAGTCCTACTGCTCAAAGTATTACTTCTTCAACTGCTAAAATAACAGGTTCTGCAACTTATTATTTTAGTGATGCAACAATGTACAATAAATTCGTAAATGAGACAAGTTCTTCATTAGAAGTTAAATTAAGTGATGGAACTCGTTCATATACTTTCTTATTCCCAAAAGTAGTTTATGGTGCAGCTAATAATATTGTTAATAATGAGAATGCAATTGTTTTAACAATGCCATTTACAGCAGTATATGATGACACTACAGCAACTACTATTCAGATTACAAGAGCATAATAAATAAGGAGACGTATGTCATTAATCAATATATCAAGTTTACAGCCAAAACAAGGCAAATTAATTATTAAGCACCCAGTTACAGGTGAGACATTCTTTCAATTACCAGATGGTGAGAAAGTTCAATTAATTCTTTATATTGTAGGACGCAATAGCCCTCAATGGCTTGAATTTATGAAAAAAATTAATGCAAAAGGTGGATTAGAACAAGGAGAACTTTTCTCGCGTATTAGTGAAAATGCTAAATCATTTGTAGCTAATCAAATAGTGGGATGGGAAGATAATGGCGCATTAAAAGAGCCATATTCACCTGAAAAAGCAGAAGAACTAATAAATGATCCTCATAATAACTGGATGATGGAACAAATTCAAACCTTTTTAATTGATGAAACAAATTTTTTTTTCAAGATTTAAAAAAGCTTAAAGAATTTATAAAGTTTTCTGCAAAAATCAATACTCCATTGCCAGAATCTAAGCAAACTCTGAAAGAAATATATCAGGCTGCAAAAGATTCTGGCATGCCCTCTCCACTTGATAATCCACCAACATATCCTTCATATCTTGAAGAATATCGTAATTTATTTTATGATATTGTCCATTTTAAAACTGAATTTGATTCATTTATGTCTTTATCTCATATAGAATTATATCAAAAATTGTTTGAAATAGAAATACCAAGTTTTATAATAAGAACAATAATTCAATTTGATAGAGAGCATGTAATGTCAATTAATGAAATATTACACGTAAAGGGAAGCGCATAATGGCAATAGGAAATAGTTTATTAAACATAAGTGTTGGAGTTTTAGGTGGTGAACAGGCAATAAGAATAATTGGTGATCTTGGAAATGTTGCTGTAGATACCGCAGTAAAGTCAGATAAAATGGCTGCATCAATGGAAGCAGCAAGTGGATCATCTGTAGCTGCCTCTGAAAATCTTGCATTTGTTACTCAAATTTCAAAACAAATGGGTGCTGAATTATATTCTTCAGCTGATGCATTTATGAAGTTAACAGCAGCAACTAAAGATACTTCTTTAGAAGGTGAACAAACTAAATTAATGTTTGAGGCTCTAGTAGCAGCAAATACAAAATTAGGTGGAAGTACTGCTGATTTATCTGGAATGCTAAATGCCTTTACTCAAATGATTAGTAAAGGTACAGTCTCAATGGAAGAATTGAGAGGACAATTTGGTGAAAGATTGCCTGGTGCTATGAAATTAGCAGCTGATGCCTTAGGAATGACAACCGCTGAATTAATTGATCATGTTTCTAAAGGTGAAGTATTAGCTGAAGATTTATTACCAAAATTATCTGAAGCTATTAGTAAAACTTATAATGATGGAAAGTTTGATACAGCAGCAGCAAATATTAATAGACTATCTAATAGTTGGGAAGAATTTAAACAGCATGTAGTTGATTCATCATGGGTTAATTCTGTATTAAAATCTATGGATAGTTTTATGCAGGGTATCAATATAAGATATGCTGGATTAAATGCCCAACAAGCAGGAACTAATATTATTGAGTTAAGGAAGCAATTAGAAACTTATCAAAATGATTGGATGGATAGAGCAATAAAACCTGCTGGATGGAAAGAAAAAACTGAACAATTACTTAAAGAAAATCAAGAAGTTATTAGACAACATCAATTAAAAGTTATTGACTCTTGGGATAAAACTCATGAAGATGAATCTATAGGAGCAAGAACTTATGCTCGCCAAGTTGAAGCTGATTTAATTAAATCTGAAACAGATAAAATTAAAATTATTGAAAATAAAGCAAAAGAAGCACTTGATGTCCAAAATAAATTAAGAGATAAAGCTCTAAGAGATGCTGCTGGAAATATTGAACAAGAAAAAATTGTTAATACTGCTTATGCTAAATGGCTTGCTGATCATGAAAGAGACAAAGCAGAAAAAATTAAACAAATTCAAGATAAATTAGATGCCCCTGGTAAAAGAGCAGGAGCTCGTGCAGAAAAGAAAGAAGAAAGAGATGCTGCAAGATCACAAAGAGAATATGAATCAATGGTTGAAAGATCAAGAGATCTTATTGCCTCTTTAGAAAATGATTATTTAACTTATACTGGTAAAACATTTGCTGATTCTATTAAAAAGATTGATGCCCTTGCAGAAGCCCAGAAGAAAGCAGAACAAGATAAAGTAATAAATGCAAAATTAACTGGTGAACAATTAATTGCAGCAAATGAACAACTTGCAAAAGTAAATGCTGCTATTGATGCAAAAGCCGCTGCAGATAAAGAAGAAATTGCAAAGAAAGCAATTGAAAAAATAAAAGATTATGAAAATGATCTTGCTATGGATATTGCAAAACTTAATAATGATAGACTTACTCAAGTAAGATTAATTTATGAAGCTCAAACTAAAGCAAATAAAAAGGAACTTGATAAACAGGTAGTTGATGCAAAAAATAGTCAACAACAAATTGCTGCTGCTGAACGTTTATATGAACAACGTCAAATTTTATTAGATAAAAAATATAATGATGATAGAGTTAGAATTTCTGGTAGTTATTTAGATAAATTATCTCTTAAAATGAGAGAGACATATTCATCAGAAACTTCAATTGTTGATGAATTTAATACTAATATGGTTGATTTAACTATGAATGCTGCCAATGGAATTGCTGATTCATTTGCTCAAATGGCAGTTAGTGGTAAAGCCTCATGGGCAGATTTAGCAAATTCTATTATTTTAGAAATTGAAAAAATGATTGCAAAAATGATGATAATGTATGCAGTTCAACAATTAGTTGGTATGGCAGGTGGAATGATTGGTGGTGAGGCTGGAGGTTTGATGTCTGCATCAGTTGGTGGTTCACCATTTAATGGAAGTGGAATGTTTTCTTCATTTGCAAATGCTAATGGAAATGCCTTTGATGGTGGAAATGTTATTCCATTTGCTAATGGTGGGGTTGTTGATAAACCTGTATTATTCCCAATGGCAAAAGGAACTGGTCTAATGGGTGAAGCTGGTCCTGAAGCAATTATGCCTCTTACTAGAGATGGAAGTGGAAGATTAGGAGTTAAATCTCATGGTGGAAATGGAGGTGGAGGTATTTCAATTGGGTCAATCAATGTACAAGTTCCAGCCTCTAAAGACCCTGAAAAACAAGGTCAGATGATTGGAAGTGCTATTGAGAGACAAATTAAACAATTAGTACAACTTCAAGTTAAAGACTCATTTAGACCTGGAAATACTATGAATCCCTCAAAAACTATCGGCGGTGGCGTTGTCCAATCTTAAATAAATATAAGGAGATATAAAAATGGCAGTTACAGCACTTCCACTAAGTACCAAAATAAGTCAATCTTCAAGTAAGAATTTACAAACAAATTTATTAGTTGCTAAATTTGGTGATGGTTATGAACAACGAACACCAAATGGCATTAATTATACAAAACAACAATGGACTATTCAGTGGGAAAATATAACAACCACTGAACTAACAACAATAGAGACAGCAATAGCCTCAGCTAGATATGGTGCTGATGCTTTTACTTGGACTCCATTTAATGAAGCAAGTCAGAAGAAGTTTAAATATAACTATCATGATGTAACTTTTTTAAGTGGAAATTTATGTACTGTTTCTATGTCAATTATACAGGTATATGACGTATGAGTAATATTACACAACATATTCAATTAACAGCAACTGATCCGATAATAGAGCTATTTGAGTTAGATTGCTCTTTATTAGGAGGTTCTGTGTATTATTTTACACCTATGTCTACACCAAATTTAACTAGTGTACAATTTGGTGGAAAAACATGGGAGCCTATTCCTATTTCAATTGAAGGATTTAGTTATTCAGGTGCAGAGGCTCCTTCAAAGCCTACAATGACTGTTTCAAATACTGCCCTTCAATTGATTGGACCAATTATTGCATTAAGAGATTTAGTTGGGGCAAAAATAACTAGATATAGAACTTTTGAAAGATTCTTAACTACTGGGTCTTCACCAGATTCTACAGCATTACTACCAAAAGATGTTTTTTATATCAATAAAAAAGTAGTACAAAATCCATTAAATATTCAATGGGAATTATCTTCAACTCTAGATAAAGCAGGTTTAAAATTACCACGCCGTATATTTTTAAGAAGAGATTTTCCTGGTTTAAGTCAAGTAAGGTTTAGAAATTAATGAGCAAAATTATTTTATCAGAAAGTCAAAAAACAGCAATTAAAGAACATACTCTTTCTTGTTTTCCTAAAGAAGCATGCGGTGTCATTACTGTTGATAGTTATATTCCATTAGAAAATGTTTCACCTAATCCGCATTTTTCTTTTGAAATAAAGAAAGAAGATTTCAATAAGGTAGCAGAAGAAGCAATTGCAATTTATCATTCCCATACAAGATTACCTGGTGAATATTATGAATTGGTTAAAAGTTATGATGCTAGAACTCCATCAAAAAAGGACGTTCAATCTTGTAATGCATTAGGTATTCCATTCTTTATTTCTGCAACTGATGGAGAGACTGTAATGGAATGTATTCAATTTCCTCAATCTCCTGAAGAAGAGTTATTTCATAGACCATTTATTTTTTATATAAATGATTGTTATACTTTAGTAAGAGATTATCTATTTCAGAAACATGGAATTAAATTAGATGGGCACCATGATACTTTTGATTGGTTTAATGATGGTAAAGGAATAGTGTATCCATTTTATGATGCTTATTATGAAGAATGGGGTTTTAAAGAAATAAGTGAAGATGAATTAGAAGAAGGTGATGTAGTTATCATGTCATTTGGAGGAACTGCAAATCATTTAGGAATATATGTTGGAGATTATAATATACTTCATCATGCTGTAAATCAAGTACCTGCTGTAATGTCAATGAGCAGATTAAAATCTTATATTCACCGATATTTACGCCATAAGGACAAATAAATGATAAGAACTATTATTGTGGAAGGTGGCTATTCAGAAATGTGCCCACCTATTAAACTTGAGGGAGATAATATATATCAGATTATTAGAGGTCTGGAACATAATTATCCGTCTTTTAAAAATAAGATTTATGATACTAAGTGGTCTGTAATTGCTAAAAATAGTAAAAATGGCAATGAGTTTTCTTATAATGAAGTAATGATTAATGAGCAATTATCTTTAGGTGAATTTGATATTATTACGTTTTCACCTAACCCAGAAGGGCAGTTTTTCTTAGCTCCATTATTACTTACTATGATGGCATCTATGGGTTCAGCAGCAGCAGGTGTAGCTGGAGCAGCCGGTGCAGCGGCAGCAGCAGGTGGTGGGTCATTTGCTATGGGTGCAGTAGCTGCTGGTGGTATGGCATCAGTTATGGGTGGACTTGCAGTTGTAGGTTCAATGGCAATTATGATGGGAGCAATGTATGGCTTGGGACAACTTTTTCAACCAAAT